ATAACCTTATGGACATTGCTGTTGATGGTGGCGAAGAGTTTGCTGCTATGCGACAGGTCATGAAAGAACTCAAGTATCTTGCAAGAGATACCAATGCATGTGTACTAGTGTTACACCACACTAAAGAAGGTGCTCAAGGTTTCCCATGTCAGCCACGCTCAGCGTTGCAGGGCATGGTTAGTCAGGTACCTGCTATGGTATTGACAGTAGGACAGATGATGCAGGGACCAGATGCATACTTGTGTGTAGCCCCTGTTAAGAATCGTTATGGTAAAGCAGACTTTACTGGTAACACATACGTATCACTATCATTCGACCCAGCCTCTATGTACTTAGAGGATGTAGTCAGAGACTATAGACAAGTAGAGATGACAGTATGAAAACATATAAAGTTACTATAGAAGTAGACCAACAATGGTTTGATATTCTTGGACAAATTTCACGCAATCAAGATGGTTTTATTTGGATTGAAGTGGACGAACCTAACGAATGAGTAGCGCAGCAAAAGCCAAAGGCTCAGGAGCAGAGCGAGATGTAGTGAAATACCTCAAGCAATGGTTTCCTTATGTAGATAGACGTTTGGCTGGCGCTACACTAGACAAAGGTGACATCTCTGGTATACCTGGTGTTACTATAGAGATAAAAAACCACGCCAAGATGGACTTGGCGGGTTGGACAGAAGAGTTGATAGTCGAGATGGCTAACGACAACGCATGGACAGGTGTGGTGTGGCACAAACGGAAGGGTAGGGGAAGCCCTGAAGATTGGTACTGCACCATGCCTGGCTATGTGTATGTAGATTTATTAAGGAGAGCAATTGGAAAGGGACAAGCCTGACATTGGTGAGTACCTCCACTACATAGGCGCCACCGTGCCTGCTATGGGCAGCGGTTGGCGCAAGATGAAGTGTCCGTTTCATATTGACAGTCATGCATCAGCAGCAGTAAACTTCGACAAGAACGCCTTTATCTGCCACGGTTGTGGAGTTAAGGGCGATACTTATTCTCTTATTATGTACAAAGAAGGTGGTGATTATCGTGAGGCTGTCAAATTCGCAGCGTCAGTTCTTGCTTCAGGCAACACAGAGATACGCAGCCAAGATAAATCTCGCAGAGGAATATCTGGCAAGCCGTCAACTCTCGGTAGAAGAGGCAAGCATCTTTCATCTGGGGGTGGTAGACGAACCGCTTCCAGGGCATGAGCCTTACAAGGGCAGACTTGCTATTCCATACATCACACCATCAGGTGTGGTTGATATTAGATTCCGTAGTATGCACGGTGAAGACCCTAAGTACATGGGTCTAGTAGGTGCTAAGACAACCATGTTCAACACGCAAGCGTGCTTTGTTGCAGACAAATACATTTGCGTCACCGAAGGTGAGTTCGATTGCATTATGATGTCAGTTAAAACAAATCACCCAACGGTAGGTATACCTGGGGCTAACAATTGGAAACCACACTACAGTAAAATCCTTGACGACTTTGATGTTGTCATTGTGTTAGCAGATGGTGATGCAGCAGGGTTAGAGTTCGGCAAGAAAATCAGTAGAGAGTTAGGTAATGTCAACATCATCAGTATGCCTGATGGTGAAGACGTAAACAGTATGATGATTAAACAAGGAAGTGAGTGGCTAGATGAACGAATCAGAGAATGCGTTACCCCCGCTTGACCATACGTTTTGGGAACACCTAGAACATTTAGACTTTGCTATTGGTATTCAAGTATCAGAAGATAGATTGCTTGATGTTGTTAGCGCGTTGCAAGACATTTACGATACCCTTGTAAAGGGTGACTTAGAAGATGCCAAGATGTGTACTACAGCATTGGCTGCTATCCTAGTAGCCAGCAAGTATGGCAAAGCAGAACAAGTATGGGAAGAGTTCTCAGTTAAAGAAGCAATGACCACCCTAGACAGTCACCTAAAGGAGATACTAGATGAAGAATCTTGAGGATGCCAAAGCAATTACTATTGAATTGCTTACAATTTTGTACAAAAAACATGAGGATTACGGTCCAATGAACATAGCAGGTGCACCTGGTGGTGCTATGAATGGACTGCGTGTACGAATGTATGACAAGTTGGCACGGCTATCCCATCTTGGAGATAACGACACGCCCAACTACGAAAGTATCGAAGATACCCTAGTTGACCTAGCAAACTATGCCATAATTGGGTTGCTCGTCCAGCGTGGACAGTGGGAAGGTATCCCGAATGGAGATTAGATGTGAAGAGAGTAGTCGTATTAAGCGATTTACAGATACCATATCAAAACAATAAAGCGGTAGATGCAACCATAGAGTTCATTGCTGACTACAAACCTGACGAACTCTGGTGTGTAGGTGATGAACTAGATGCACCTGAACCTAGTCGTTGGAACAAGGGAATGGCAGGAGAATATGCTGAGACCCTACAAGATAGTATTGATTTAACGAATGACATTATGGCTCGTTACCGCAAGGCTCTGGGTAACAAGCCATTTTACATTCAACGAAGCAATCATACTGACCGCATTGATACATACATGCGTAAGTATGCACCAGCATTCATGTCTCTTAAGTCATTAGAAATTGAAACATTGCTAGGTTATGACAAGTTAAAAGTTAATTACTTACACAAGATGCATGAGTTGTTACCTGGTTGGGTAATGGCACACGGTGATGAAGGCGCACTTAATCGTGCACCAGGAGCCACTGCATTAAACTTAGCCAAGCGATTGGGTAAATCAGTAGTGTGTGGACACACACACCGCGTGGGTTTACAACATGAGACCACAGGATTTTACGGAAAAACCAGTACTTTATACGGGTTAGAGGTGGGGCACATGATGGATATAAAACAGGCAAGTTACCTTTCATCAGGCTCAGCCAACTGGCAGACAGGTATGGGTATCCTAGTCGAACACAATCGAAAGGTCACACCATTTGCTATTCCAATTGTAAATGGTGAGGTAATCATTCCATAATGAATTACATCGAAGAGTACAACGAGTTAGTACAACAACTCTCATCTGAATATGCAAAGCGTTATGCAATGTTAGAACGTGATGACATAGGACAAGAGTTGTGGGTATGGTTTGTCAGCCATCCCAATAAGTACAAAGAGTGGTCAGCCTTAGAACAGAAAGACCGCGACAAGTTAATCGCTAAGTCGCTGCGCAATGCAGCGCTTAAGTTTTGTGAACGAGACAAGGCTAAGAAGATTGGCTATGACACATCAGACTTGTATTACTATGACATCTCTGTAGTAGAGGCATTCCTGCCTTCTATTATAGGTGAGAGTTATGAGATACCTACAAGTATTCAAGACCTTAATGCTAAGTTTGGTACTGGCGTAGCATCAGATGGCAACAACTGGTTATCGCTACGCTCGGACATCGCATCGGCTTTCTACAAACTATCTGAAGCAAAACAAAACATACTAAGACTACGCTTCAGCATAGACTCACCAGACTGGGCATTGTTATCCAAGGATATGGATACAACAGCAGACGGTGCCCGTATGAAAGTCAGTCGCGCAGTCAACTCATTGATTAAAAACTTGGGTGGCTGGAAGCCATACTATGACAGAGATAGTGTGGTTGAAGACAATGAATGACCTTAGAGGTGAACCAACCTTTGCCTGCATCTGTGGATGTAAGATGTTTAAGGTTACAGTTATGTGGGATGAAGAAACCAGAGCAGTAGGCTGGTATGATTTAGCCCAAGAGTGTATAGAATGTGGGACAGTTACAACTGCACCTACTGAAATAGATGGAGATGCTTGTGCCTAATTATCCTAATTGGTTTGTAGGACAAGGGCACAACTTTGAATCTAATCTTCGCCATCTTGAGGGCAAGCCTAACTTAAAGTTTTTGCAGATTGGTGCATTCGTTGGCGATGCATCAGTATGGTTACTAAGCGAAATACTTACAGACCCAACCTCTACCCTTACCGACATTGATACATGGGAGGGTTCAGATGAACGAGACCACGAAAACATTAATTGGCAGAATGCTTACGAACACTATCTTTCCCGTATTGCTAAGTACGATAATGTTCTTGCAATCAAATCTAAATCAGAACATGCGTTACCAAACCTAAAATATGAGTACGATTTTATCTACATAGATGGAGACCATACAGCCAAAGTTGTTAGCGATGATGCTGAAGGTGCATGGAAATTGCTTAAACCTAATGGCATACTAGCCTTTGATGATTACATGTGGGGACAAGAAATGCCTGAGCATCTTACACCTAGACCAGCCATTGATAATTTTCTTAATAAATATATGGGAACTTATAATTTACTAACTAAAGATTACCAAGTTTGGATACAAAAAAATGCCTAATTATGATTATAAGTGCGACCTGTGTAATATGACTCAGGAGATATACAGGGAGTACGGTGATAACCGTGAGCCTGTATGTTGCAGTATGGTAATGAGTAGGGTTTGGACATCACCACCAGTTAAGTTTAAAGGTTCAGGATTTTATTCTACAGGAGGATAAATGTACGCATTCAGAGAAGAAGCCAACTGTGCAGACACAGACTCAGAGGCTTTCTTTACAGTAGAAGGAACTAGTACATATACAGATATAAAGTTGCTGCGTAGAGTATGTGGCAGTTGCATGGTAGTAAACCAGTGCCTAGACTATGCCCTTAACCATGAGGTCATGGGGTACTGGGGTAATACTACTGAGTTCCAACGCAAAGAAATGCGTAGAAAACTTAACATAATCCCACGCCAGTTACACCTAGACTACAACTAAAACAGAAAAAGACCCCCGTCAGGTAGGTTAATGTACCTGAACGGGGGCTTTAATGTTTCTACGGGGCTGCTAGACCCCTTAAATGGGGGCTACTTAGAGCCGATACCGTACTCTGATTCAGTCTTATCCAATGCTTTTGCAGCAGGGCCAGCCATAGAAGCGATAGCAATAGAGATTGCTGGCTCTAATCCTAGTTCATTACCTGCTAGAAAGGTTAGGAAGGATACAATCACACCACGTAGGTATGACTTTAGGATTGCCTTTTGTTTATTGTTTAATGTTAGTTTCATTTGTTCTCTTTCTTTTTAGGTAGTGGCTTGAGTTTTAATGCTGCTAACCTGGCTTGGTCAGCAGTTTTGTATACTGGTTTGTTTAGCCAGGGGAACCAGGAAGAAACATCGTTCCTATGAGCAGCAACAATAGAAATATGTAGGTGCTTATTGTGAGGGTTACTCCCAGTGTATCGCCTGTTTCCTTGTTCAGCCTTTTCCTCAGACCATATTTTGCCCTTGAAAATAAGATACTTAACACGCTTATCTCCTTTAAGGTTTTCAAAAATGTAATCACAATCAATCCCATTCTCAGGGTCATGCGTTAAATCAACGGCTAACCCTGTGTTGTGGTCAGAGTCAGGACTCTGTTTCATATGCGCTGCTGATGGCAGCAATCCGTCACTTGCTTTCTTGCGCTTAGGGCGCAAGGCTGTTGCTTGTCTCAGTACTGCTATAGCAGCAGGTGTTGCTCTAGTCATCATCTTCCCAATCACTAGGGTCTACATTAGGTGTTACTGGGTCCCACATTGGCTCAGGAAGTATGGTTGTATATCCCATTACTTCTTCACCAATTCAACTACTAAATCCTTTATGATGGATACTTCATGCTTGAGTCCTGTTAACTCGTCACGCATACTTGACCCAGAATTAGGCTTAAGTTCGTATAGGTAATGCTTAACTAACCAGCGCACTGAACCTGCAAATGCAGATACAATTGCTATTACTGATACGATTAGCCCAGCCCAATTTGTTGCGGTCATGATTGCGCTCCTAAGAGTTAGATGGTTCTGATGGTTAGTAGAAGTATTCCGCCGAATCCAGAGAATCTTTTATCACTAGGTGTTCGGTTAATGAATTGCATTTGCTCAATGATTCCTAAGTAGGTCTCACCAGTTCTGAAGTCCTCAATTTGTATTGTGTCTCCATTACTTTCTGTTGCTTCAAGTTTTGTTAGTTTGTCGTATGCTGCATTCTCGTAGCCAATTTGCACACCAAATGAATCCATCTCTCTGTCATAACAAGCAAGCGGATACTGGAATAACCGCTGCCGTGGAACGGCAGGCAAGGACTTAAGTTGATAGCCATTTAACTCAGGGCCTAATGCTGTATCAGTGGTTGAGCGTGACAAAGTAAACTTAAAGGACAATGATTCTTGTGAACCACTTGGCTGTGATACGCCCACCTCTGGTACAAAATCACCCTGACCTATAGTTCCAATTGTATATTCATTATTAGATAAACCAATTGAGGTAATTACAAGTCCGCCATTAGTGTTGTCTAAGCGTGGCTTAATTGTTTTAAATATCTTATTCTCAAGAGTTCCATATCTAATCTTACCTGTGGTTACAGACCCAGTTGCTGCTAGTACAGTAGTAGATTGAATGGCTATGCCATTGCTTCCTGATGTAGTAAAGGCTATCTGGTTAGTGTTGCCTACGAAATCTACGCTAGTTGCATAACCCGTAACACTAGTAAGGTAGGTGTCTTTAGCATATGCAAATCGTAAGTTTTCAATCTCTGAGCCTAAGTCAATACGGTATAAGCCAGGGCAACCATTGATAGTGCCAGCAGCCCAGACATACTTATCGCGGAAAGCAAAGTCAAAGATACCATTAGCATCTTCAAACAATAAAGGACCATACTTTAAGTCACCAGTCTCAGGTAAAATCTCAGCCACACGCATACCCTTGTTAGTACCAATAACTAAGTACCCAAGATACGACTCGATTTTGTTGACTATCTCACCAATTGGCAATTGTGCTGCTACAATCCCTGATGTCAGGGTAGGCATAGAACCAGAAGCAGACAGAGTAAACTTGTAGATGGCGGAGTTTCCGCCAACATAACCAGCAGCATAGATAGCAGAGCCACCTTCAGATATAGATGACCATATCCAGTCAGCATTTGGATGTGTGTATATGGGTGTAGGTAGCGCGTGAGTTGAACTTTTGGTACTAGTTAATTCGTAAACACTAGTACCAACACAACCAACAAGACGTTGTTTAACCCAAGCAAGTATAACCTTTTCACTGCCACCAGTATTGTAGTACGCGCTATATCCAGAAGTAGGTGTAGATATTAAGCCAGTATAAATCTGGTCATTGTCTGCTATAAAAAGATGTGTACCATCTGTTGCAACTGCCAAGGTTGCTGTATCTAAACCAGCAGTAACTACATGTGAGTATGTAACAGCAGTACCGCTAGCAGTATAATTTTTTATAGTTGTATTTGCTGATTCCCAGCCAAGTATCTTATTAGTAGAACCATCAACAATGGAAAGAATCTTGTGAGTACCAGTAGTGACACCAGACAAGTTTGCTGTTTGCTTAAGAAGAGTAACCTTACCCTTAGTCCAAATGTCTACATTGTTTGAGTCAGTAAAGCGATAGCCAACAGTTTCACCAGCAGATGGGTCATAGTAATTAATGCCAGCACCATTGTGAAAGGATGACTGTGAGCGTACCCACCAACCAGTAATTGATTGCTCACCTGGTTCATTGCTCTGGTCAATCTGTTGTTTACGGTACGGTGCTGTCTCCCTACGATAAGGAGTCTCATCATTTGTCATAAGAAAAAATGGTTGACCATTAACTGCTATGTCGTATGATTCAGCGTTCCTAGTGTAACTTGATATAGATGAGGGATTGCTAAGTTCATAAGGAATACCTTCTGTAATATCATCGCCGTATGCCATTGCTCTCCCTAATTACCACTTGCCCAACGGGCAAGTTGCTGGTTCTAATTTAGTTTTCATATACATAAAACAACCACATTCTTTGCATGTGGATGTGAGGTCTACAAGTTGTGGGCATGCTTTGCAGATATCAAATCTGCGTTCTGCTTCTTCTTTAGTAGCCCTTGGAGTTCCATTGAACATATCCCAAGGCTTTACATCATCACTCATTAGCACGGAGGGTTAGCAGGATAATCGCTTGTAGAACAAGAAACTGTTTGTTCACAAGTTCCAGTATAAGATACATCAGTACTAGAAGTGTAGCGATTACCATATGCTGTTGTGCAGTACCAAGTAGTTACTGGAACGCAGTTTATTGTTTCAGTTTCTGTAGTACTGCTATTTTCAGTATAAGAAGAACAATCGCTTGCTGTACATGTTCTTGTTCCAGTAACTGTACGTGTACGTGATTGCGTTCCACCAACACAAGGTGAGTATCCCGACCATGCACCATATGTATAACTCCATGCACCACATGTAGGAGTACAAGTTGGAGGAGGTGGGG